TCGATGATATCGCGGGCGTTGAGATCGAGACGCGCGAGGGCTGGCCCGGCGACCCGCCCTACACGTTGGTGCAGCGTTACGCTCGCACGACCAACTCGGGCTCGACGATCCGTGGCCACGTTGTCCGCGACGACGCCAAGAGCCAGTTGCAGGCGGAAACCGGGAACGTTCTGGATGCGCTGCCGCAGCCGCATCTCGTGGCGACCCGCGACGCGCCCGACGAGTTCTGGATCGGGCTGCAATTCCGCGCCTTGGCCCGCACAAAAGACGAGGACGACCCCTTGCGGGTGGCGCTGCGGCTTAGAATCCGCAAGCGCGGCGAAAGCGACTGGATCAATCTGCCCGAGCTGCATTTCCGCGACGCGATCCTTGGCCCCCGCCGTGCGACGATCAAGCTGGTCTGGCGTGACGGCCCGGTGGCCGCGTCCTCGGCGGCGCGGACCGGTTGGGTCGAGGCGCGCGTTTTCGCACCGGGGCAGGAGATCGAGCCGGTGGGCGACGACTGGAGCGCGGATAGTTACTTCGACGCGGGCGAGGGCGGCGACAAGTATGTGACCGGCAGCAACCTTTCGTCGACCGACGTGCAGAACGTCATCATGAGTGCGGACGAGGCGGCGATCCAGCTGGACCGCGCGACGTTCGGGCCGGGGATCTACGACGTGGAAATCCTGCGCGGCTACGCGTTTCGGGATGCACAATACACGCCTGCGACCTACGAGATCGCGAACAAGGTGCGCGACACGTTCGGCTACGAAGGCGGCGCGGAGTCGATTCACGAAAGCAAGGAAAGCCTTGTAGACGAGCTGATCCTCGTCCGGTCGAGCTCCGTCTGGAACAGAGCGCCGGTCGTCGGCGGCGGGGTGGCGGGGGCCGCGATCCGCGCCCGCAACACGCAGATGGACAGGCTGAGCTTTCTTGCCGGCGGCTATGTGCGGGATTGGGACGGGACGCAATGGGCTGACTGGAAAGTAACGGACAACCCGGCGCCACACCTGCGCGACATTCTCGTCGGGCCGCAGAATTCGACCCCGCTGCCGGCGGTCGTGCTTGACGATCAGGGGTTGCGCGATTTCCGCGATGCCGGTTGGAGCTGCAACGCGGTCCTCGAAGGGCGATCGGTTGCCGATGCGGCGCGGATCGTGGCCGGGACGGGCTACGCTCAGCTCTACCAGTCGGAAAAGATCGGCGTCGTGCGCGACCGGGACCGCAGCGGCGAGACGCCGGTGCAAATGTTCACGGCACAAAACATGGCGAATTTTAGCTGGTCGCGCGGCTATCCGCGGCTGCCTGGCGGTTTCCGGGCCAGCTTTGCCGATGCCGATCGTGACTACGAGGTGCGCCAGATCGTGCATCCGCCAGAGGCGGTGCGCACCGAGCAGGTGCGGATCGAGGGGCTGGTGACAGAGCAGGCGGTTCGTGCGCGGCTGCAATACGACCTCGACAGCGCGCGCCATCGGGCCGTCTACTACAGCTTCGATGCGCCCAGCGATGCGATCCGATGTCGTCGCGGCTCTCTCATCGGCGTGGCCAGCGACATCCTGCAGGAGCGTCTTGTGTCCGGTCGCCTGGCCGAGCATCGCCTCGACGCCCAGGGCAATGTCACCTCCGTGCTGCTCGACAACGTCGCGACAATGCCGACCGCCCCGGTGTGGGACGACATCGACGACCTGACCGCGATCGACGACATGCGCCTCATAGGCGCCACCTACGGGCTGGTGGTGCGCCCCACGGGCAAGCCGTCCAGCATCCACCCCGTGACACCTGCCGGGGGCGGTTGGGTCGACCTCGTCACGCCGGCGCAGATCGAAGGGATTGATTTCGGCGACATCGCCGCGATCGGCCCGATCCAAGCAGAATATCGCAGGCTGATCGTCATCGAGATGAGGCCCAAGAGCCTGTCGAAGTGGACCATCACCGCAGTCCCGGAGGCCCCCGAGCTATGGCAATAGACCCCACCACCATCTACAGCGACACATCCGTGCCGGCGCCGAGCGGCCAGCAGTTTCTCGATCAGTACGACACTTTCGTCTCCGCGCTGATCAACGCAGCGGTGCTGCGGCTGACTGGCGTCGGGGGCACGGCTGACAATATCACCGCCACGGCCGAGCCGTTCGAGGTCCCACCCTCCGGGCTCGTTGCGGGCATGAAGTTCGTGCTCCGCCCGACCGCGAACAACACCGGCCCCGTGACGCTGGACATCGACGGGCGCGGCGCGCAGCCGGTCGTGGACCGGGCAGGCACCACGCTTGAGGCCAGCGATCTCGTGGCGGGGACCGACTATCTCTTGCGGTTTGACGGGTCCGGGTTCCGCGTCCTGACCCAGACCGGCGAGGACATTTCGGGCATCGTCACCGAGGTATTCACCACGACAGGCGTCTGGGAAAACGTCTACGCGCCCGACGCGATCGTGGAGTTCCGGGGCTGGGGCGGCGGCGGTGGCGGAAGCACGAATCAGCGCGGCGGTGGTGGCGGCGCATACGTCCGCAAGCAGTGGCGCGCGGGCGATCTGCCCGCGACCGTTACTGTTTCCGTGGCTGCCGGGGGCGCCGCGGACGCGAACGGCGGCAACACGTCTTTCGGGGCACTCGCAACGGCCTACGGCGGGGCGCGCGGTGCTGAGCCGGGCAACAACGGTCGCGGCGGGGGAGAGCACGAGGCCGGTGCCGATGGTGGCCTGATCGGCGGCGGATTTCGTGACAGCGGCGATGTGGCAAACGGCGTGACGGTCAATGCCGACGACGGTCATGCCAAGACCCCGGATGGCGGTGGCGGCGGTGGCTTAAGCAGCGCAGGTGGTGATGCGGTGAACGGCGGTGCTGGCGGTGGTGGCTACAATGCCGCCGGTTCACCCTTTGACGGCGGTCGGTCCGTGCATGGCGGCACAGGTGGGCAAGGCGGCGCCGGAACAGACCCGGCAGGGCCGGGGCAAACACCCGGCGGCGGCGGCGGGTCCGGTGACACGGTCGCCCGTTCCGCCGGCGGCGGCGACGGACAAGCAATCGTGAGGGTCTACCAATGAGGCTGATGATCATGGACGGCAACCGGGTTGCGAACGTGATTGTCGCCGACCCCGACAACCTGCCCCCGGAATACGCGGACCTTCCCGAAGCGCCGGAGGGCGTCGGTGTCGGGATGCTGTGGGACGGCGAGAAATACAAATATAACGACGAGGAGAGCTGAGGAATGGCTGACGCGGGAACCTATTGCACCGTCACCGGCAACGCCCAGAAGATCACGGCCGAGTCCGCATCGGGCGGGAAGTTTATCTTCGAGCTAGATAAATGGGACGTGACGGACAATCAGATCATCATCAACGACCACGAGGCGGTGGCCGTGGTGCAGGCTGATGGCACGATCAGCGTGGACCTCTTTCGCAACGTGCTCGGAACCACGGGCAGCAGCTACCTTATCACCTACGAAGGCCCGGACGGGCTGAGGCGATCCCGGAAAGGGCGCATCATCGTGCCCGACAAGGCGACCGAAGATCTGGGAAAGCTGGTCGTGACCTACGTCAACAATGAGCCGACCCTGACGCCGACGCTCGTCCACGCCGCGCAGGAGGCCGCAACAGAGGCGCAGCAGTCAGCAGAAGCCGCGCAGGCGTTTAGCTTGATGCCGTTTGACAGTCGCGGCGACGCGGAGGCGGCGAACCTCTCGGCCAGCGTCAAGCGCGCCGCATTCCTGTCCGGCACCGCGCTGGCTGAAATCGTCCGTGGTGGCGCCTATCCGATCCTCAGCACGGCAGATGGCGGCGACCGGTCTGCGGCGGGCCTCACGACGCCTCAGCACTTTGGCGCGGTTGCCGACGATGACACCGTGGACAACACGGCGGCGATGAACCTGTTTTTTGACTGGTTCCGGCTACAGGCGCAGCGTTTCCAGCGAGATGATCCGCGCACCGTCGAAAACGCCCCTGTCATGGGGTGGATTCCGCCCGGCGTCTATCACTGCGCCGGGTCGATCAACGCCACGAAGATCGTTGGTCTTGGCTGGGTGGCGAATGCGCCCGGCGCAGAAATTGTCTCGACCGCGACAGGCAAGCCTGTGCTTGACGCCCTCGGCTCGCGGTGGGGGCGTATCCACGGTATCCGGCTGATCGGGGATGACACCAACACGCCGCTCATGGCAATCCAGCATGGCCGGATCGACGAGGCCGGGGGGCAGGACAGCTTTGACGGCATGACGTTCGACCATTGCCAGATCGACGGCTATTTCTCGCGGACGTGCGTCTACAACCTCGCATCCGAGACATCGCTGCACATCGCTCCCCGCTACTACAACAGCAGCACCGATGTCACCGCAACCTGCATGGTCTATGACGGCAACAACTTCTTGGAGGCTGTGTCCGACTACGTGCCGGCGGGCGAGATGTTCAGCGGCGTGCAGCCTTTCTCGAACATCCACCACACGGTGCTGCACGGCGACATTCGCCGCTTCAACGCTGGCGCTCCTCTTTGGCTGTCGCGGGCCAAGCAGGTCAAGTTTATTAAAAGCTATGCTGTGGGACGGGAAGGCCCGCTTGTCACCCTCTCCGATGATGGCAGCGGGTTTGCCGAGCTATACTTTGACCTCCACGGCGAGACCGCCGGCTTGGAGCATTGCTTCCGCGTCGAGAAGCAGCCGCAGGTCGCGTCTGGCTCTTGGGTCAACATCGATGATTTTCAGTTCACCGACCACGCGCACTTCGCGTCGGACTCGATCTTTGACATCGCCTCGAATGTGCCGCGGTGCAACCTGCGTGGTGCGGACATCCGCATTCCGCAGGCCGGGGTGCTGCCGACGAACGGCCTGAGTGCGCAAAACACCAAGCTGCATATCTACGGCAACGTGCTGGCGCAACCGAACCTGATCAACAACGTGCGGCTCTACGGCACGTTGCGCCTGATCGGGGAGGCCAGCGGTATGCTGTCCAATCCGGTCGGCAACTACACGATCTACGAGACGACAACAGGCGACGTGAAGCATGTCGGGACCGAGAGCTTTGAGGAGATCACCGGCAACGCCGTCATGCAATCGCCCACCGACGCGACGGCGGGCAGGCTGATGCCGGTCGGGGCTTTTGGCAACGGCGATTTGTGGCCTCAGCTCGTTGACTGGTCGGTCACCGACAACTCCATCGTGCCGGGTCATTACATTTACAACGAGGGCGCCGTCCCAGCGTCAACCGGCGGCCCTGCTGACGTGACGCTCGGCCATGGGTGGCATTCCCGGCGCGCGATAGGCGGCGGGGAGACGCAAGTCCTCGTGGCAGAGTCGGTGTCTGGACCGACCGCCAGACCAGGCGAGGTGTTCACGCGCAGCCGTGTGGCAGGCGGATGGACGGACTGGCGACGCGCAGTCGCCAATGACCGTGTCATTGGGGCCGTGTCTTTTGTCGGGGGCACCCCGACAGGCGGGCTTTTCGAGTCCGGCTCCGGCCCGAATGGCGGATACCGGCGCACCGGAGACGGGACGCAAGAGTGCTGGCACGAGCTGACGCTAGAGTATCAGGCTATCTCTCGATGCCTCGCCACGTGGACCTTCCCGAAATCATTCCCGGACGGCCCGCCGAAGATCACGGCGACGATCTCGGACGTGTCGGGCGCGACGCCGGGAACTTCGGAAATCGGGCACCTCGAGCTTGGCAGCGTCACCTCAAACGGGGCGGTGATCAGGGTCGTTCGAATCTCTGGCGTCGCGGATTTCGCGCCGGGCGATACCGTCAAAGCCCACGTCAAGGCAATCGGCAAGGCATTCTGAAAGGACACGACATGATCATCGACATCACGCCTGTATTTGGCGAGATCGACCAGCCCGAGACCGAGATCAGCGTCGCGGGCGACACGATCACCGTGGACGGCACCAGCTATGACCTGTCGGACATCCCCGATGGCGGCGAGGTGGAGGGCGAGGATCACCCCTTTGTCGGCCCGATCCGGCGCGAGAACGGCGTGGTCATATGCGCCCTGCGCGTGATCCTAGGCCCGGATGCGGCGCGGTCGCAGCCCACCGATCTGGCGCATTGGCGCGTCGAGGCAGCCGACGGCCCGGTGGAGATCCCCGCGGCGCGCGAGGCGGCGCAGAAGGCAGGCGACTGATGGAGATGATCCGGGATCTTTGGGGGCTGATCGTGGCGGCTATCAGCGCGCTGTTCTGGCTGTCGCGGCTGGAATGGCGCGGGCTTCAGAATGAGCGCGAGATTCGCCGCCTCTGGGCGCAGCGAAAGGAGGATCTTGAGCGGGCGAGCGCGAGCCGCGCGGAGACGCTGAAAGTGCTGGAGGAAATCCAGAAAGACATCAAGGAAATCCTGAAAAGGAACGCGAAATGAAGCTTGTCCCGAACTGGAGGCGCGCATGGCGCTGGTATTCCGTGCAGGCGTCCATCATTGGCGCGGCGCTGGTCAGCGCGTGGCCGATCCTGCCCGCCGGCCTGCGCGCCGATCTGCCCGATGGGCTGCGCACCATCATCGCCGTGGTCACGCTGCTGGCGGTGGTGCCAGGGCGGATCGTGAAACAGGAGGATGACGATGAAAACCGTCCGTGAACTGGCCGAGGAAATCGTCGATCGCGAAGGCGGCTACGTCAACGATCCCGACGATCCCGGCGGGCCGACAAAGCACGGCGTGACGATCCACACCGCGCGGCGGCTGGGCCTCGACCTCGACGGGGACGGCGACGTGGACGCGCAGGACGTGATGATGATCACGCGGCGCCAGGCGGTGCGCATCTTCATCGACCAGTATTACCGCGCGCCCCGGATCGACCGCCTGCCC